CGTGACCGTGACTGTGATCGGGGTCATGTTCGTGACCCACTTCCTCGTGGCTATCATCATTTTTAGAAGGGATAAATTCTCCGTATACTTCTTGTAAAGTTTCATAAACAAGTTTACAACCTTCTAGACGGCAAACTTCTTCTCTCAATTTATTTAAATCCTTGTCATAAGTCATTTTTAGTTCATCTATCTTACCGTTGAACTCACATATACCACATTCAATTCTATTAATATTATCAGTAAGGCTGATAGGAGCCATTTTAGTTATATAAAGTTACTAATCTTTAATATACTAAATGTTGACGCGAACTGGTTATCTTGTTACAGACGGACCAATTCAAGAAATTAAAAAAGACCTTACGGTAAGACCTATTGTCAACGGAGATTATGGATTTCCTCCACCGCCTTTCAAAGTTTTCAGAGCAGCTAAGAATGGAGTCTGCGTTCCAAGATTCTACGGAACTGCTAAGATTGGGCAGCCTACCCAAGACAAGAGACCTGAGCCAGCTCGTTCAAAAGCAAAGTTTGTCGGACAGCTCAGAGATGCAACGCATCAAAATGAAGCACTCGCAGCAGCAATTAAAGCAGGTCATGGTGTCTTATCTTTACCATGTGGGTACGGTAAAACGACGGTATCCTTGGCTATAGCTTGTAAGTTGGGGTATCGTACAATGATTGTTGTCCATAAACAATTCCTTGCAGATCAGTGGAAGGAACGTATTCAGCAATTTTGCCCAGGTGCAACGATTGGTATAGTTCAACAAGACAAGAAGGATGTTAATTGTGATTTTGTAATCGCTATGCTTCAGTCTCTCTCCCTAAAGGAATATAGTTTCAGTGATTTTGACTCCATTGGAACCTTAATAGTTGATGAAGCGCATCATATTTGTGCCAAGGTATTCAGTCAGAGTCTTTTCAAAATGTGCCCTAAGCATATATTCGGCCTCTCGGCAACTCCAGAGAGGAAGGATGGTCTCACTAAAGTACTTCATTGGTTCATGGGGCCCACATTCTTTGCAGTTGAGCGAAAGAATCAGGAACAAGTGGAAGTGTTCCCTATAACATTTGAATCATTTAACTACAGGAACCCACCACCCTCCATGAGAAATGGAAAGATTTCAATGCCCAATATGATCACAGAAGTTGTTGAGGATCGGAAAAGGAATCAAATGCTGGTAGAACTTGTGAAAAAAGCTTCAGCTGGTACGAGGCAATTGCTGTTCCTAAGTGATCGTAGACAACATTGTGAGATGCTTCACCAATGTTTCCCAAAGACTTCTGGTCTCTACATGGGTGGTATGAAAGAGGCAGCTTTACAAGAGTCCTCAAAGAAGAAAATCATCTTCGCGACGTTCAGTCAAGCCCACGAGGGTCTAGATATCCCAACTCTAGACACAGTTATTTTGGCTTCACCCAAATCTGATATCACACAAAGTATTGGTCGTATCATGAGAGAAACAAATGGTAAAAAGAACAACCCACACATCTATGACGTTCATGACCCATGGTCTATCTTCACTGCCATGTATTTCAAGAGAATGAAGATCTATAGACAAGGTGGTTTCAAAATACATGGTAAACCAGTTGAGGAAAAGAAGGAGGACTTCCCTCAGGGAAAGTGTCTGTTTTTATAATCTGAACATCTATTAAATGTCGGGTGCATTAATTCAACTTGTTTCTAGAGGTGTGCAAGATGTTTACCTCAACAGTGAAGAAGGACATTCTTTTTTTCGTATGAAGTTTACTCGTCATACAAACTTTTCTCAAGCACCCAAGTTTATTAAAATTGTTACAGACAAAGATCCTGTTTTTACGGTACCTGTTTTAGGTGATATTGTGAACTGTTTATGGTTTGAGGGTGTAGATAGAAACTCTAATGTATCTTCAAATCTTCTTTATAATTCCACAATTGACCTTTATATAGGGGGTCAGAAAATAGATTCTCAACATTACGACTATTATGCAGACATATGGCCTAACTATCTTGCGGAAACGTATAATAAATCACAAGAACTTACGAACAAGACAAGTGTTTCCCATAGAAACTTTCAACCACTTCATTTCTTTTTCTGTGACCACGGAGCATTTTTACCATTGGTTTCACTTACACATCATCAGGTAGAGGTTAGAATTAATTTTGATCAAAATAGTCTAGCTGGTTATAGTGAAGCTCAAAAACGGATAAATGTATATGCAAATTACATATATGTAGACAAGGAGGAGAGAGAATCACTAGTGAAGAGACAAATGGATTTCGTAATCACACAGACACAAAAGGTAGACTATCCTTTATCTAACGTATTTAACAATGATATAGAGTCAGGTGGTTACAATGATTTTGATCTTTCTTGTTTCAACCACCCAGTCAAATCCATATTCTTTGGGTACAGTGCAACTAGTATTGATCCCACAAACGATCGTTTTACGTTTAGAAATGCTGATATACAAATTAATGGTACACCATTACTTGAAAATATGTCACCGACATATTTTCACACAGTACAGAATTATTATAAATCTAGACACGGTGTAAGCGATTATAGAGTTGACACAGAAGATCTCATGTATACGAGATATTTTGCATATCACTTTGGTCTAAATGCATCAGACTATAATCCTTCAGGTAGTTGTAATTTTAGCCGACTGGATAATGCTAAACTGATACTTCGTGGTGTAGAAAAGGGTATACTTAGGGGAGATCAAAAGGATATCTATATATTCGCTGTAAACTATAATGTTCTCAGGATTAAGGATGGTTTGGCTGGAATTTTATTCGGAAACTAATGTATAAATGGGAAGAACGGCTAGGTTCGAACAAATCTATGTTGCCAGTCTAGAAGCAGAACCCGTTGAGAGTGAAACACTTACAGGTGTTAACAGTATTTTAACTAGGGAAATTGAAGCAAATGAGATTAAACTCATAGTGAAGGATGGGATAAAAGGTCGTCTAGCTCTATCAAACGCTCTACCAACGAAACAGTTCTCTGTAGGTGATAAACTTTTTATTGATAAAGATGATGCTATTGTATGGAATCTAAAAGCTTCTGGTGCAGCGGATCGTATATTCGTCAATAATCAGCTCTCTGTGGGTACAAATAACCCCACAAATGCTTTTCAGATTAACGAGAATGCAAATGTAAAAGTAAATGTTGATTTAACCGGTCGTGATCTCATGACAGTAAATGGTAACCTTGTAGCTACAAATGTGATTATCAACGACCAACTTACTTTTGGGTCAAATCTTTTAATGGATGGTACGGCATCTAACATTCTAGTAGTAAGCGGTGGTATGAAAACAGAGAAATTAAGTCTTGGTTCAAACGTAATAATAACTGATAGTGACGCGAATGGTGGTAGCGCCGAGTATCCTAATAACGTAGCTGTGATCACGGGTAATGTTACAGTTGATGGTGGTATGTATATTTATGGCAACACACGGTTGTATGGTAATCTTTATGTAGCTGAAACGGCGACATATGAACGTGTCGTTAACCTTGTTGTTGCTGATACAACTATCACATTCGGTGAAGGTAATGATGGTACAAAAGAAGCTATGTTGTTATTTACACACGATGAAGATGAGTCAAATGTTGCATTTGGTTTCAGAACTGGTGCTAGAGGGAAGGAAATGGCTTTGTTCCAAACCACCGGTGGTCCACTAACTGCAACATTCTCTGTAGATAATTCGGTAAGTACAAATCTTCACGTATTCGGTGATATATATACGTCAAATGCAGTGGGTGTAGCAAATATATTCCCCACCCACGACCTGTGTGTGGGTTCTAACCTCTTTGTTGAGGATACTGGATCAAATGTTTTAGTAGTCAACGGTAACACATATACACGCGCACTGAAAGTTGGACCCGGTGGTATCTCAGTTGGAAATTTACTTACTATGGAACCCCTTTCGTTAACACCTGTGGTGATAAACAGTAATGTGAAGATGAATGCTTTGCGTACGACGGGTACAGCACCCTCGGGTATATCCAATTTGGCACCCACCGATACATTATCTATTGGTGCCAAGATATACGCAAATCTCACGAGTGCAGATACACTCACTATCTTTGGAAACACTGTGACAACAAATCTCATAACGCAATCTATTAGTTCAACATCTAATATAACAGTTCATAGTGACAGATATGGTGGTGATAGTCTTGTAAATCCACTTATTCTCAAATCTGGGCCAACTTCTTCAAATGTGAGCGCTATTGAAGTGTATGGTGCGAGTACATCTATCACCCATCAAAACATCCGCTTCAAAACTAAAAATACTGAGAGAATGCGCATTGCACCTGGTGGTCAAGTTGGTATTAATACAACAAATCCCACGAAAGCACTCACGATTAATGGGAATGTATTTGTGATGGGGAGCAATTCTGTTGTATATGGTAACGTATGGGGATCAACGGGGAACACTGCCATGCAGGTGTATTCTAACCCAGTGGTAGGTGAAAACAAAGTTGAAAATATCGTTGGAACAGGTAAGGGTCTCAACTTTTATGCGAGTACCACACCCTCTATGGGTACACCAAAAATGACTATATTGGAATCCAGTAATGTGGGAATAGGTACACAAACACCAGAAAGTACGTTCCACGTAAATGGATTGACTTCATTCATAAATAATCAAGTCACTAGACGGAACGGGTATAATCATTTGGGAATACCGCTAGTAGTCAGTAATGCACAACCTATTACGAGTACTTCAGAAGTAGTACCCGTGTTACATCTAGCTAGAGAGGGTACCGGCTCTGAACATGCTGCGAAAGCTGCGTTTCATTTAGGGAAGCATGAAAAGAGTTCCGGGACTTCACATACTAGACTTGACATTGTATTGGCACATGCCGATTACGCCGTGGATACTAGTGTTATGACAATTTTGAGTTCCGGTAAAGTTGGTATAGGTGTTACACAACCAGATTCCCATCTAGAAATCGCATGTACGGGTATAGCTGATCCCGTTGAAAATGGTATACTCGTACACAACAAAACCTCTGGTGACGCTATATTAGCGGCGCAAACCAATTTGGCGAATGGAAATGCATTCACCTCCTATATACAAACAGATGGTGTAACCCTCTCTGGGTGGTCCAGTGGTGTGGCGGGTTCTGATGGTGATTTTAGAATTATAAATAACCACACAAAAGTATCAAGTAACGCCACAGTTGGTTTATATATTAGTGGATCATCTGGTGATGTAGGTATAGGGACAGACGTACCCAGGGGTGCTCTTGAAGTCAGTGGTAACGTTGTAATCGGTAACGAATTATCATTTGGTGGTGTACCTGGACAGTTGTTTGGTAATACTCGTATTATAGAGAGACGTTACACCACGTCTCAACCTAGAACCGAATTGTTACTCTTTAAGGGTAATGACGGTGGTGGTGGTGATAAGGCACCTGATAGAATCAGACATATCGCGGCTGAACACGTGTTCCAAACATATAATAGTTCTGAGACAGCCTTTTATGGTACCGGGGGAATTCTAGCAACTGCAGATGCTAAAGGAAACTTCCCCCTCTGTATCACAGCTCAACAAGATCCTGGTATTGTTGTAATTGGTGGTAATGGAGATACAGCCGCTAATCGTGGAGTGGGTACTAAATTAGTTGTTAATGGTGATATAGAGTTCGATGGTGGTGGTTCGTTCAAACTGTCCGGTTTAGAGTTTTCTACCTCAGATTCAGGTTACAATATTATTAGGAATGTGAAGGATGGTGCTACACGTCGTCCACTTACATTTGTTCACGAAGTGACTAGTACGAGTGACTCTGAATTCGCACGATTTGATGTAAATGGAAGATTTGGTTTGGGTACCACGTCACCAACGTCTAACATACATGTGTACGACACAACCCCTGGTGATGTGGATATCATGAAACTCCAGAGTATCGGTAACAATAAACAAACCAATGTACTCCTATACACCAACAATGGTGAAGGTGGTATAATCAGGGGATTCAGTAATATTGAAAATAAAACTACGGGACTCGCTCTAGCTGTATCCAATAATAACACTATTACAACTTGTCTTAACATTGTTAACACAAGTAATGTAGGTGTGGGAACACCATCACCCGCTCGTCAGTTCCATGTGGTTGATCATAGAAATCCAGCTCTTGGTCAAACTGGTACTATGAGGGTGGAAAGTATTTCTTCAAATGCCAGTATAGAGTTTACCACCTCTGGTGGAAGTTCCAATATTTATGCGGATACAACCGGTAATGTATACATTCAGCCATCACAAATTGGACGACCTACAACACATATAACAAGTAATCTTGTAGTAACTGGTGATTTGGCGGTAGGTGGAAACATTGATTTCTCACGCATTGCTGTAGGATTGAGTGGTGCAGCGGCTAGTACAGATATTGAAGTTGGTGGGGGTAGTATTATAGGCGCTACTGAAGTTTCTCGTAAAACGTATTCTAAGGCATTTTCCATCGGAGCCGGTGATGCTAAAAATATACAAATCATGTTTAGTGAGGGCGCCTTTTACGCAAAGATAACCGCTATACTACGGAGAACGGATGGATCAACGGTTTCAGATTTAAATACAATGATCCTTGATATACAAGGTGGTACAAGTAATGGATCACAACCCACATTGGACATCGCAAAGGGACCAATGACAGTGTTTAGTGACGCCACAAACGCTTACCCATGGGATCCTGTAATTACAACTGCTCAATTGGGAATAAGTCTTACACCCGTTAACATTGCTTCTGCACGTATTTACTCATATGACATCTTCGTAGAATTAACAAGCGCGTGTGGGGGGGGGGTTACAAAAATAACCAGAAATCTAACAATTCCAGCAAGACTTGATAGCGGTCTTGGTGGTCAAACCACTGTATCATCTTTCTCATATTAATTTTACCATTCGGGGAAAACCCAAAGGTAGAATAAATTTAAAATAATTTATGTCCTGATGGAATCAGAGACGGCTAAGAAAATAACGCCGACAATGAAAGCCATGACGACGTAATTACATTCACTTTCTTCGAGGCCAACCTCAGGTTTAACCTCGTCCTTCTTTGTGATGACGGGCTGCTCATGTCTCACAGGAGGTACCAATTCCTCCAAGGGACAGTAACCTATCATTTATACTTTACTTAGAGATTAATTTCCGTTTTCTTCTTTCGGCGGGTTCTCTTTGGCTTAGATCCACCGACAGATACCTCTTTTACTTCACCACCCGTTGAATCGCCTGAAATAGACACAATATCAGAGACATCGTCGTCGTCTCTTTCTTCTTGAAGAGTTTGAATAGTTGTATTCATTGGTGGTGGAGGGGGCATCATCACACCCCCCATGAGGCTGGAGATGTCAATTCCAGGACCCTGCATCTCGTAGTTACCAGTGCCACCTACTGGTGCTGCATCAGCAGATCCAGAGGGTGCGCGAGTTGTGTTTTGAACCGCAGACATCATATTCTTCACAAGGTCTGGATTCTGTTTGAGAACATCGTTCATGTTGGGGAGGGCAGTCTTGAACATAGAGTTCGTGAGGTGGAACATCATCGCCGAACCACCCAACATCATAATAAGCTTGACTTCTGGTGCGACATTGACCTTGGATCGGTACTTCACGTAAAGCTCTTCAAAGACGCCATCGTAGTCATCCACACCCTCCATCACAGACTCAGACCAACCTTCAAGTTGAATTTCAAAGGGGTTGTAGCGTTTATTAAGAAACTCTAATCCTGTCACACACGCCACAAGCATACGACGGGAGAACCGAACAGATTGTTCAACATCAATACTGTATGTAATTCTCTTTACTTCTGTACGAAGTTCGTCAACATTAGAGTATGCATTCAATCTCTTATTGACAGCAAACCCCTTCTTTTCAAGCCGACCCAACTTATTAATGAGGTCCGCTTTCTCTTCATCCACTGAGTTGTACCCCTTGGATGGTGCCTCGTTATTGGGTCCAGGACCCTCGTCAGCGTCATCAAAGAACATTGGTTCATCTTCACCGTAGTCAATTTCCTCATCCATCTGTGGTTGGGTGGGAGCTGATTGTTTATTTGGATTCACAAAGGCATCCATAGATTCTTGATGTTGCATTTGGGGTGGAGGTGGTCTGCTACCTACAGGGCGTCGCACAGGCTGAGGACGAGCAGTAGATATTTCAATCTCATCCATGAGAGCCTGTTCATCTTCATCTAATTTCATCACATTAGTAGTTCCACGGTCAATGACAATTTCTTCGTCCATCTACTGTTTATAAGGAAACTATTAAATTACCTTTAACGCACTTCAAAAAATATATATGTACATTATAAATGAAACTTAACCGTGCCAATCGTAATGCTCTCATCAGTATTTTCACCCTGATCACCGTGATATTTCTTCTCGGTTATTTCAAAAACACCAGCAAGTATCAGCCTAAACCAATTGTCATCAAGACTATTAACGATAAGTCAATCTTTAATCTTGAAGATCGCATCGAGTGTGTTCCCGGTCACACGAGTGAGGGTAGCCCTTACACCAAGAGTCTAACTCCAGGTGGTCTCTGTGGTGCCCAAAAGCTCGTGTCTGAGCAAGCCGGTGGCTATGAGATTGAGGATGGAATCGGTGGATCTTTAATCTAAGCTATTATAAATGGCTTTGGTTACTTCCCCCCAGACTATTCCAGATCTTGATCATGAGTATCATGTCATAACAGTTGATTCTATTGGTCAAGTCAGCGCCAACAATTTTACTTGTCACCTTCAGCAACCCCTTAAGAATGTTGTTCAGGCTAAACTTCTCGCGGCTCACATTCACTCGAACGTTTCCACAGAGCATTGTTATGTTTCCATTGAGGAGTTGGATACCATCTTCAACGACAGAGCTTCTAATGTTCTCAGTGATCAATCTCATATGAGTATGATTGGGGGTTCTTTTGCGAGTATCGTGACGACTAATAGCGCCCATGTTGGTGAGAACTCCCTCATCTCTTTTACAGATAATTACCCTATAGTTACCCAGTATATAAATCCAATCAGAAGGGTGGATCGTCTCAATATAACAATTAGAGATCAAACTGGTGCTACCATCAAAAATTCTTCAGATGGTGGTACTAATTTTTTAGTTTTTAGATTTGTGTGTAGAAAACCAAACTTGTAATTTTCTCCCTTTAAAGTAGTAATAACATGTCTTCGGGTATAGTTCAACTTGTAGCTATCGGCGCTCAGGATGAGTTCATCATGGGTAACCCAGAGATATCGTTTTTTAATTCCACGTTTAAAAGACATTCTAATTTTTCACAATCCGTTGAGAAGCAGACAATACGCGGAGATGTGAAAAATAATTCAATGTCAAGTGTCCAGATTGAAAAGTCTGGTGATATGCTTGGCTACATCTATATGACAATTGATGATACAAATCAAGCCCAAGATACTTCTCGTTGGGATCTTCTCATTGATAAAATTGAACTCCTGATAGGTGGGTCTGTCATTGATACACAAGATTCCATTTTTACCGAAAAGATTGCCATAGATACATTTGCTCAAAATGTTTCTAGAAGTGCACTTGGTACACACCCAGGTGTGAGCGCACGTTCTTTCTTTTACCCCCTTCGCTTCTTCTTTTGTGAAGGTCCTCAATCTGCACTTCCCCTCGTGGGTTTGAACTATCATAACGTTGAGTTGAGAATTCACTGGGGTGAACAGGCAGCCAACTATAATTTTGAAATGTACGCAAACTACTACTATTTAGACAACGAAGAGAGGGGTAACATGGCTACGAGAACACATGATCTTCTAATCACACAAGTACAGAAAAATATACCAGGTGGTGAAACTACACAGGATCTTATATTCAATCATCCGGTTAAGTATCTCGCATCATCCGATACGAGTATTGATGGCGCTCTCACTTCACCAACAAATAAAATTAAATTAAGCATAAATGGAGTTGAATTAACCAATTATAAATGGGGTAAACCCCACTTCATTGATATTATGAGCTACTATCATACAAACAATGTGACATCCCCTGATTTTTTCCTATATTGCTTCTGTCTTATGACAAGTTCTTTACAACCTACCGGGTCCCTAAACTTCAGTAGAATTGAATCAGCCAAAATCATGAGTGAAAGTATGCCTATAAATGACCCAATTTATGCAGTCAGCTACAATATCCTTCGTATACAAAATGGGATGGCAGGTCTCCTCTATGCAAATTAATTTACCACCCTATATTAAATGGTCAAGAACTTGCCGACAGTGGAGAGATCTACGAAGATTAGGTTTGGTAAGCATGTCCCGGATTCTATGGATCAGGAGGAAAATACCATTGTTTTCAACGCGAGTAATGTTTTAGTTCCAACACCATATAGTAACTCTGTCTATTTGTCACCTATCAGGAACAGGAGTAATTATCAAGCTCCCGAGATTGTACTTCTAATGTACGACCGAAATACAAAGGAAATTACAGAATCGGGGGAATCCGCAAATGCCCTAATAGGTGGTGTGACACTTAATACAGCTGTAGCACGAAGTAATATTACTTCAAACACTGTTCAGTTTGTGGGTGGGGGTATGTTAAATAATAACGTTGGTTTCGTTACAGACTCGAACATTGGTATTTCAAACTTAAATCCCCAACATACATTGAGTGTTGGTTCAAACCTCTACGTAGATGAGTTTGGTTCAAATGTCCTCGTTGTTTCGGGTAATGTCGCTATTTTAGATAACCTCGTTGTTGACGGAAATCTTCGTGTAAATGGTGGCACAACAGTGGTTGATACAAAAAATCTTTCAATTGGAGATGCAATCATAGAAATAGGGAGAAATAACACATCGAGTGATACAACACTTGATTTGGGTATTCTCATGCATAGACCAGATGCATTGTCAAATGTGGTCATAGGGTACAGAGAGGGTACGGATGAATTTACAATTGCTTATACCGAATCAAAGCCAACTGATAAGACATTTACACCAAAAACTGATGAAGACATTAATGTTCATGTGTATGGTCTAACCCACGTGGATGCTAATATTTACGCTCATCAAGATCTACTTGTCACTGGAAATGTTTATGTTTCTACAAATGTTGACATTACAAAAGAACTCACTGTCACCGGAAATGTATATGCAGACAAGGATCTGGAAGTTATCGGAAATATAATAACCCACACTGATCTGAGTGTCACGGGAAATGTCACGGTTGATTCTACCACCCTTCACGTGGACGCGGGAACTAACCGACTTGGTCTTGGTACAATAACACCAAAAGCTACCCTCGATATCGTGGGTAATGTTCACGTAACTTCAAACATTAGCACAGCTTCTAATGTTCTTATTACCGGAGATGCCGTTACCTCTTCTAAAACCACTGGTGCCCTCCAGGTGACCGGGGGTGTAGGTATTCAAGGAGATCTATATGCTACCCATGCCAATCTCGAGGATGTTGAGGCAGATAGTATCACAGTTACAGATGCAACTCACTCTACCTCTAAAGATACAGGTGCCCTCATTGTAACACAAGGTGGTCTTGGTGTTGAGGCTAACATTCACTCCACGAATGTATTCGCGGCTTCCCACATCGCTGTGGGTACTTCTGCAACTTCTAACACTTTTGATGTCAGGGGTACAGCAAACGTGGGTGCTCTGGTATCTACGTCTACTCATATTTCGGACTCTACAGCAGCTTCCTCCAAAACTTCTGGTGCCCTCCAGGTAAAGGGTGGCACCGGTATACAAGGTGCTCTCCACGCGGCAGATACAACTCTGGATAGCGTTAAAGCGGTAAACCTCTCAACGGGTACCATACCCTTTACAGATGCAGCTAAAAAATTAATTAATTCTATCATTACTCAAGATACTGAGGGTAATATCTCAATCTCTGGGAATGTAGAAATCACCGGTAATATCTCTGTGTTAGGTAATTCATTTGCGATTACATCAAATGATTTGATAATTAATGATCGTATTATTGACATAGCCAATACTAACTCATCCACTACATTGGATATTGGTATTCTCATGGAACACCCCGGTAAGAATATATTCATTGGTCACCACACTAGTCCTCATGACCACTTTTCGATAGGTTACACAGATGCGGGATACTCAGCTGATCAAGTGGAATGGACTGGTACAGATCATATTACGGCAAATGTGTGGGGTCACCTTATCACTCAAAACACAGTGACAGTTCAATACGGGAATGTGTATATTGTTGATGGTGGTCTAGGTATTGGAATTGGGGATGGGGAGAATGACGATGTTCCAGACTCAAAACTGTATGTGACAGGTAATGCCCATATTACTTCAAATATATCTACTGCCTCAAATGTCCTCATTACTGGTATAGCTGCAGCCACTTCAAAGACGACGGGTGCCCTCCAAGTGACTGGTGGTGTAGGTATATCGGGAGACATTTATGCAACTGATGCCAATCTTGAGAATGTGGAGGCTGATAGTGTCACAGTAACTGATACAACCCATTCTACTTCTAAAGATACGGGTGCTATAATTGTTACAACGGGTGGTGTGGGTGTTGAATCTAACATTCATACAACAAACTTATTTGCGACTTCCCATATTGGAGTTGGTACTACCGCCACTTCAAACGTTTTAGACATTCGTGGTACAGCTAACGTTGGTGCTCTAGTTACGACATCTACTCACATTTCGGATACTACTACATCTACAACTACAACCACAGGTGCCCTCAAGGTTGCTGGTGGTATAAGTACCCAAGAAAAGTTAAATG